TCAATTAGGTGATGTTTTGTAGGCGTCAAGGTTGCGTTGCGGAATGCCGTGGGGGCCGGTAGGGCTTTTGCGCTCCTTGTACGGGCGGAATTCCGGGTTTGCCTTGAGCCATGCCAGGGCGTCTTTAATCAGGATGCGGCCGCCCGGGAACGGGCAGCCCCATTTTTTCATTGCGGATGTGAAAGCCATGGTAACTCCAAGCGCGGCGGCAAGCTGGGTCTGGTTAAGCAATCGCGGGGAGTTGCTCGGCAAGTTGCGGAGTTCTTCTTTTTCTTTTTGGGTCATTGGTGTGTGGGTGGTTAGAGGTGGATGATATAAGGGGTGATGGCCGTGCAGGGGAGGCCGTGGCGTTTGATGTGTTCGGCGTAGGGTGATGTTGGGATGTGGTAGCGGCAAAAGGTTCCGGAAGTCCGGTGGGTTTGCAAGTAACAGGTTTCCCCGTCCTTCCCGGTGCGGCGGCTGATGATGCAGGCTCCTAAATTGAGGGGGGTGGCCGTTACTGTAGTGTCGGTAATGTCCGGATCGGCGGCATTGATTTTGTAGTCAATTTTCTGTTCCGGGGCCCATAGCTGGCAGTTTCCGCAGCATTGGCAAGAGGTGAAGTTGTCTTCAATGTAACTTGTTTCTATTTTATAAACATACATAATTTTTTAATTCATAATGTTTTAAGTGTTTTTTTTTGAAGATGGCGCCTTTTTGGCGTTTTTTAAGGGTGTAGTTTATGATAACTTTTTTATATTTAATAATTTATCTAATGGTGCCGTTTTTGTCTTTCGAGTTTCCCGGGCGTTTCTGATTCTCATTCCGAGATCTAGCCGGTTGTGACAACGTTGGCAAAGAACGATTAAATTCGGATAGGCGTTGTTTTCCGGTCCTTCCAAGTATTGGATATGATGGACGGTGAGAATAACCTTGCTTCCTGTAATGGGGTGTGCCTGATGGTTTGTTGCTTGGCAGAGTTCACACTTGTTTCCGGCGCGGTGTCGTTCGCGGAGGCTGATAAACTTCCAGTCAGGCGGATATTTCGATTTATCTTTGATTGGCATTATTCACCCCTCCTTTCCAGTATCGCCGCTTGCTCCGGGGTGATGTACTGCCACGACTGCGGCGGGCGGGTCATGCCGATGTCAGAGAGCGGCACTGTGGAAATCCTCACGGGGTCCTGGACGCCCCAGACATAGCAAGGCAGGTAATTCCGCAGGTGCTCTTCCGTCACGCAAGCTTGCTTCATGGTCCATTCTAAAATTCCCTTTGGGGGATATGGTCGAAGTCCAGCAGTGACAACTAAACGGCACTTGCCGATGATGCCCCGTGTCCCGTACTGGCCGGATTCATAGAGCCACAGTGTGACGTGTTCTCCGCGGGGGATGCGGGGTGCGTTTTTACGCAGTTCCCATTTCTTTTTCTTGTCCATAATAAGACCAGAGAAAGGCTGCCTGACGGATACGAGGATGTTAATCATTGCTGGCCTCCTTTCCGTCCTCCCACATGACCCCACAGGCGCACATGGTATGCTTATTTTCCAAGGTGAGGCGGGAGAGCTTGCCCGCCTTATAGTCCCGTATCAGGTCAAACAGGGTATATTTGCCCGTTTGGTCAAAGATGGTGCGGCCAAAACGTCGGCAGAAGCGGCTTTCGAACCGGGCAGCCTTGGCAAACACGTCCGGCTTTTTGAGGTACAGATTGACGTAGTGGCCTTTTCCAGCCATTAAACACGCATCATTGCAGTTGGCATGGCCAAATCCCAGCTTGTAGGCTTTCGGAGGTTCTACACCAAGGGATTTTAATTCACGTTCGATCTCGCAATGGAAATGGTACGGTTTTTCCAGAAGTGGGAAGCAATACCGCTTGTGCGGAAAACGCTTTTTCATGCGTTCTGCGCGTTCAACTTCTTCGTGGGAAAATCCAATTACAATATGAGTGTCCGGTGTAGCGTGTTCCGTCATCCATTTGTTAAGGGGGGTGCGTTTGAGAGCAGAAGAGCATTCCGGGGCGTTAAAATCCGGTAGGAAGCCGGAATTCATGGCTACGTCATAGGGCGTGATAAGCTTGCCTCCAGCCCAGTCAGGAAGGGCGCGAACAATGTGCAGCGGTACTCCTAAAAGGGCCGCTCCCTGGACGATGAAGCGGTAATTGTCTGCGGCCTCATTCCCGGTATCTGCATAGAGCAATACCGTATGATCACGGCCGAACTTTTTCACGGCCAGTTGAGCGGCTTTCCAGCTTAAAAGTCCGCCAGAATAGTTACATATCGCTAAGAGTTCCCGGCCAAAGAATTCAGTCTGGTACATCACTCCCCCTCCTTTCTAGGTTCCCAGTTGACAGGATCGGCGTATTGAGAACATTCCGCGCAGGGGGAATTTGATTCAGGTGATTTGAAGTGCAGACAGTTATTGCAATATCTGTCTTCCATTGGCACCCATGCCCTGCATGCCGCCCGCTTCTGCCAAGCGTCCCTAATGGCTTCTTCAACGCCGTACATCATCCGTGGCTCTCCGTGATAATCGCTGCATTCCCCGTAGCCTACCGTGAAACGCATTAAGCTTTTCCGCTCTTTCAGGATGCCGCGGGCTTCTCCATAGGCCAGGATCGCTTTCTGTTCAGGTGTCAGCTTCATTTTTCCCTTCTTTTCCGGTTGAGTATTTTTCTTTTAATTTCCTTCCAGTTGTTGCCGATGGTGCCGGTGCAAATCTCCTTGACTATGGAGCCGTCATACATTGCTTCAATGTGCATGGCGTCAATTTTTAAGTGGGCTTTCCATACGTTAAGGCCGTATTTCCTTCTTTTGGCCGGAGCTTTCATAGTGATATTTGATTAAGCGGTTTTCTGGTTGAGGGTGTATTGATTCTTCAGGGCGTTGTGCAGGGACAGAGCCATTTCATAGGCCATGTGGACTTCTACGGCGTTCCCTATGAATTTCCTTTGCTGGGTTTGCGTGCCGCAAAGTTTGTAATCTTCAGGGAATCCCATGACGCGGAGGCATTCACGGATGGAGAGCGGGCGCATGCAAATATCCGCAATGCCCCTTTCCCGCATGGCCCGTTTGAGGGTCAGCATGGCTTCCGTGTCTCCTGGGGCGTCCTGGCTGTAATTGGGGCATCCGGTGTAACGGCATGTGTCCAGGTAAAAATAATCCCTTGTGAGCAGGGTTTTCATGGGCTTGTCCAGCGGGTACACAAGCCCTTTAACTCCGGGGCGCATCATGGCGCGGATGAAGGATGCCGTGGCGACGGAGTAATGCGAATTGGTCATGATGGCCGGGCTGGGCCGGTTTAATGATGCCGGTTTGCTTTTGCCGAATTGCTGATCCAGAAATTGGCATTGGACAACGCGCGGTTTAGGAACCGTGGTGAGAGCAGGGCATGGAGCTTCCGTTGCGGAGATCTGGCCGCCTCCGGAATAGTAGGAAGCCATGAAGATGGCCGTGACCGGATATTTCTGCTGTTTGGTGCAAAGGGTTCCCACGGGCGCATGAATGGAAGTGGCGTAACCCTGGCCGTAATAGTTATCCATGAATTTTCCGGCCGCAAGATACAGGTTTTTCTGTGTGCAGACGGTAACGCAGGGAGCTTCCAGCGGATGCACATGACCGGGGCCTGACATGTACCGGAAGATGAATTGAGGCCGGGCAAATTTTTTGATTCCTTCCGTCAGGCGGCGCAAGGTGGCATCACAGAGGGGTTTTTTCCGCGTGAAAATGGATTGGCCGAAGTCATCAAGGTCAAGAACGTCCCTGCACGGTTTCCAGTTTTCGCGGGAATGGGTGGGAACCGGCCATGCCAGGGGAAGGCCGTAACGTCCGAACTGAATAAACAGGCGTTTCCGGGAGGTGTAGGCACCAAAATCCGCAGCGTTAAAGATGCGCCAGTCCCCGGAATATCCCATGTCTAAAATATGGGAAAACCATAACTTAAAGGATTCTCCTTTGCGGGCCTTGTCCGGCACCAGTTTTCCGTCCTTTTCCAGCATGGGGCCCCATTCAAGGAATTCCGTTACGTTTTCAATCTGGATATAGTCCGGTTGCAGGGCTTTAATGTAACGGTAAAGGTGCTCCGCAAGGCTGCGGCTGTCCGGATCGCGCGTCTTGCCGCCTTTCGCGCGGCTGAAATTAGTACATTCACAGGATGCCCATAATACTACTTTAGTATCGGGGTAACGCAGGCGGAGCATGGCAACGCGTGCGGCAATGGGCGAGATGTCCAAGGTTCTGATGTCTTCCGTGTAATGGAGGGCGTCAGGGTGATTGGCCGCGTGGGACGCTATGGCCGTTGCGTCATGATTGACGCAGGCCACTACCTGCACGCCGGGCACCCGGCTTACTCCGGTAGTGACGCCGCCCGCGCCGCAGAACAGGTCTATATATAAGAGCCGGGGTTGATATGTAGGAAAGGAAGCGGACATGTTTTGATTAAAGGTAGTTGTTTTCTGGAAGCGGGTAGTTGCTGAAAAGGCTGGAAGTTCCGTTTTCCAGATTTTGCTGAAGTTCAGAAAGTTGTTGGTTCAGTTGCTTAATGGTTTCCGTTTTTTGCAGATACTCCTGAATGTCAGGATGATTCATTTCTGCCGGCGTCAACCGGAAAGCGATTTGAACGGCGTCTTTCCCCGGTCCGTTCATTCCGTCGTACCGGATAGTGATGCCTTTTGAATATGAGGGCCTTCCGACAGGATAAACGCAAAAAGTGGTTTTAAGGCGATAAGCCACAATACCGAATGACCAGTTATTTCTAGGGCTGTTCCCTCGCATGGGATTTTTCAGGAAGCGAATAAGTTCGCCTGCTTTGATGTCGTCAAATTGGTTTGTCTTTTTCATGGGATTACTCAATTTCTTCAAGAGTGTTTATGGCACTTGTTATGCATTCACAGGCTTCCTGCATGGAGTAAATGGCATTTTCTGATTGCTCTATGCGGTTGAGCATGTTTTCCGGGAGGTTATCTTTATACTCTTCTTCTTCCTCCATGATCGTTTCCAGCTTTTCAAGGAGGTTTTGGAGGTTGTCATGCAGGTCTTCCAACTCTTTGCGGCGTTGTTTATTCATGGTGTGTTTATTGTTAGGTGTGGCGGGAGTGTATAACTCCAAGTTCAACCCTTGTGGGGCTCTTGAAGAGTTGAAGGAGGAACAATAATACCTAAGTAGAGAGTGTCTTTTGTGGCGGCTATCGCATGGACGGTAGCCGCTGTTTTTTTTGTTTGATGAAACATTCTTACGTAAAGCAGGAGCGGCGTTGTTTGTTCAAGTTTGATGATGGGGGAGTGGGTGGTGTGGATGAATCCTTGATTTGAGAGTTTGGATAGATCCTGTTCGTCCAGGCAAATGTATTGAATGGCTTTCCCGGTATAGGGAGCTAAATCAAATTCCGTAAGGCTTGGCGTTTTGATGGAGTGTGTGATGGTGTTCATGTTTTTTTCTTTAATGGTTTGGTTGAGGTCAGGCGGCGGGGCGGTTGAGGGTGGTGGTTTTTGATTTTGAATATTGGTCCAGGGCGTATGAGATGATTCCGTGGACCAGGTCTTTCACCGGGATATGGATGTGTTCAGCAATGCCTTCCAATGCCTGGAAGTCTTCTTCCTTCAGCCGGATGATGAGGTTGGTTTGTAATGATGTCGTAGCCATGGTTTTTGATTACAACAAAGTTGCTCGTCAGTCAAAATATTTTTACTCAAAAGTTGTCATTCGGGAAAATTGTTTGACCTGCCGTGCAATTTTGTTGTAGTGTCCGGGCATGGAAAAATTTAGAGATGAGCTGAAAAGTTGGATGAAAGAATCAGGAAAAAGCCGTGACTGGGTGGCTGAAAAATTGGGTGTTGGTAAAAGAACAGTAGATTCTTGGTTTTCCTATAAGCAGATTCCAGAAAAAAAGCAAAAGTTGCTCCGGGAATTGATGGAGAAAGAGCAACAACCGAAGCAGGTTGAGATCAGTATGGATTTTACGCCGGAACAACTGGAAATGATCCGTCAGGCTGCGGCGTTGAGGGGGGAAACTCCCGGAGAATGGTGTGAGCGGGCGATTAAGGCCTTAACTGCTGTGTCCGTAGCCCTGAATGATTATCACCGGTTAGGCGGGAAGGGAGGATAAAAAAGCCGTGCCTGGTGAGAGGCACGGCGGGAGAGGGTGAACAATGTTGCTATTTTTTGACGATGCAAACAAGAAGCTTGATGATGCTGGCAGCAACAAGCCACCCCATGGAAAGAAGAAGGGCAAGCAGGATAATAAGGCCAAATCCGGCCAGAGGTATGCGGGATATTTCCGGTACCGGATAAGTGCGGATGCCGGTGATGAGAGTTCCGATAAAGGTTAGTACCGCAAAAAAGATGCAGACATTAGCTGTTCCGGTGGCAAGGGAAAGGGCGGATTCCTGTTCAGAGGCTTTCTCCTTCCCCTTTTTGGAATTGGGGGCTGTCTGGCTGATGACGGTGGGAATAGCCGTGAAACTGTGCTGGCAGTGCGGGCAAATGCAGGGCTTGCCTACATAGTGGTCCGGGCAGGTGATATTATTGTTGCAGTTTGGACAAATAGTGTTCATTTGCGGAATAGAAGAAACTCCTATATTAGGCTTGATTATGATTGATTAGGCAAGTTTTTTTCTGGATGTTGAAAGGAATTGACAAGCCATTGATATAATAGTTTCATTGATTCGTTATGCGTACTTTTATCTTTATCATGTTTTTGTGCCTTTTTGCCTCTTTGAATGGAGTGTATGCGGATGACGGAGGAAAATTTGTCCTGTTGAGTAAGGAGGAAAGGAAGCAAGAGAAGGTAACTCGGAAAACTTTTGAATATAAGGAGAAGGTGAACAAGGGGATCTTGGTTTATGAAATTGAGGTTGAGGAATACGAGGTGGAAGAAAGGAGAAAATCAGATATACCTGCCAGTCTTGGGGAGAAAGTGGTAAGAATTTATGACCGCTCCGGAAGGGTTATTCCCGGAGAAGTAAAGGTGATCAGGATGGTAAGGGAGGAACGCCGGGGCGCGGAAGTTGTTTTGGTGGGGTTCAAACGGCCTCTTGCTACAGGGGAAAAGATAAAAGCCAAAGTGAAGAGGATAGGGGTGTATGAAAATGATGGGGAAAATCTGGCTGTTTATCAGGTCGTAAAATAATGATAGGAACGGCTGGAAGTACGCTTTTTTGTGTCCCGGCTTAAATAATTCTTGCCTTTTGGCCTCCGGTAGTATTTACTCCCTCGCGCAGTCCCTGCAAACCTAAAAGTCGCGTTCGTCTAGCGGTCCAGGACTCCCGCCTTTCACGCGGGCAACACGGGTTCGAGTCCCGTACGCGATGCCAGTTTTCTTTATTCTTTCCGGCGTCATGAACTGTTCATGACGCCTTTTTTTGTGTTCTTTCGCGTCTTGCCGCGTGCCGTTCTTCCCTTTCTCCCGCCTTCTTCCCCTTGTCCGTTTTTAAGGCGTTTTCACACTTTCATTTTGGATTTGGGAAGCGTCGTTCCTATCCGGGAACGGCGCGCTTTTGTGCAGATTGAAAGGGGGCGTGGGGTTTTGAAGAGTGCTTCGCAAGGCGGAACATACCGGAGCAGGGGCAGATAACGGCGCGTTTTTGAAACGTGGTCAAGGATGACGGCGCAGGGAATAAGCGTTTGATGATAAGGTGAATATGTATCTTATAGCTTACTTGCGTACTTATTACCGGATAATAACGGATAGAAGAATGATATATAAAAAAGATTCCGAAAAGAAAACACGGGGCAAAGGCGCAAACGGCGCGCAGAGCAGGGCCGGCATGGGGAAGGCAGGGCCGCCATGCGTGCGCATGATGGCAGGTGCCGGTGGGGGGCGGCAAGGAATCTTTTAATTGAAGGGCCCTGATCGCGGAGTTCGGCGGACACAGGGAAAAGCGGGAGTGTTCATGAAGGGATTTTTTTAGCGCACCATGAAGGGGGATGGCCGTGTTTTTGTTCGCGTGGGACTGCGGTTTTTTCGCAAAAGCGGACGGATGGCGGCGTTTTTTTCGTCTTCCGGGCGGCGGACGGGGGAAAGCGGCTGATTTGGAGGGCATTTTTTTCGTTTTTGAAAATTTCGCTTAATAGTAGAGAGAGCGAACGCCCGCCGTCGTGAATAGGTGCACGGCGGAGAAGAGTAGCGCGGCGCGGGAGGCTTCCCCCGGTGAATGAGACGAGCATTTGCCGGGTCGCTGGGGCTCCGGGAGCATGCAGGCTCCAGCAGGGGCTTGTCCGGCTTTCCGGGCGTTCGCTTTCTCATGTATTCGTGATATGGGACAGAAAAGAGACAGAGTAAACGGCGCGTTGAAGAAGGCTTTTGCGGAGAAGAATGGAAAGTCTTTGCGTTGGGCACAGATAGAAGCGGCCAAGGATTCCCCGGCATGGAGGGCTTTTCTGGCGGCGCAGTTTCCGCCGTCCTCCGCGGAAGCGGCCGGAGGCGGCGGAGAGGGCGCGCCCATGGGCGGAGCGTCCGATTTGGCGCGGGCCGGGGAGGCGAAGGAAAGCGCATGGCAGATTTTGAAGAGGATGGAAACGCAATTGGAAACGGCCGCCCGGTCCGGTGACGTGGGGCTGATTGCGTCGTTCACCCGTGCCGTGCGCGAAGCGCGCGCGAATTGGGAGCGGGCCGGACTGCATGAGCAGAGGCTTCAGGAGGCGGCCGGAAGTCTGGTGCCGGTCCACGTGTTTCACGAGATGCGGACGCGGGGCGTTGCGCCGCTGGCGGAGCTGATGGCGCAGCAGAGGGATTTTATCGGTTCCCGGCTGGAGGCGGCCGGGCGGCCGCGTTTTTATGAAGCCTGGGACGAATGGGCGCGGGAGTGGAACAGGAAGATTGATGACCTGAACGCGGAAATAAACGGATTGTTGAATCATGTTTAGCAAGTTGAAGATTCATGAGAAGCCGGGCGTGGTGGAGTGGGCGGAAAGATGCCTGGTCCTGCCGCGGGAGACTTCACCGAACGCGCCGGGGAGGTTTTCCACGGCGCGCATGCCGTATATGCGGGAGCCGCTGGAAAGCATCAGGGAAGAGGGGTTGCAGCATATTTACTGGTGCTTCGGCACGCAGTCCGGCAAGACGGTTTCGCTGTTGATTGCGGCGGCGTATTTTATTGACAATGACCCTGCGCCCATGTTGTGGGCGTTGCCTACGGAAATTCTTGCCAGGTCGTTTTCACGGGCGCGGCTCCAGCCGCTTATATCCAAGAATGAAGTGCTGGCGCGGCATAAGCGGCGTGACCCTGACGCTTTCACGGCGGCGGAAATGCGGCTGGATTCCATGGAACTTTACATGGTTGGGGTGTCGGAGCCGGGCAATTTGTCCAGCCGGCCCATTATGCGCTGCGTGATGGACGAGGAAGCGAAGTATAAGCATGAGAATAAGGAAGAAGCGCACCCGGTGGACCTGATTGAAGAGCGCGCGAAGGGATTTCACCGGTATCAGATTCTGCATGCGTCCACGCCTTCTTCTGAAGATTCTTATTTCTGGCAGAATTTTATTACCACGGACATGCGGAAGTTTTATGTGCCGTGTCCGCGCTGCGGGGAAATGATGCCCCTGGAGTTTAGCCGGAATACGGTGCAATGGGAAAGGCGGGAGGATCTGGAAGGGGATGCGCTGGCGGATTGGGTGCAGGATCATACGTTTTACGTGTGCCCGCATTGCGAGGGCCGGGTGGAGGATTGGGAGAAGATTGGGATGATGGAAAAGGGGGAGTGGCGGCCGACGAATCCGAACGCCTCCCGCGCGCGGCGGGGGTATCACCTGAATTCCCTTTATTCCCCGTTTGTGACATGGGGGCAGATGGCGCGGAAGTTCATTGTGGCTCAAAATGACCTGTTCCGGCAGGTGGCCCTGCACAATTTCCGGAACGGCTGGGAGGCGTTGCCGTTTACGCAGTATGAAATCAAGGTGGGGGATGACAGCGTGCGGGGGCTGCGCGGGGTGTGCCGGCGCGGAGAGTTGCCGCGGCATTATTATTATCTGGTCGTGTCCTATGACCCCGGCCAGAATCAAACTCATTGGGTGGCGCAGGCGATAGGGCGCGGCGGGGAAACATGGGTGGTTGATTGGGGGACCCTGCTGGGCATCAGCACGACGGACGCGACGCCGGGCATAGGGGCCCATTTTGAAAGCCTGGAGTGGGGCGGGGTGCGTCCGGATTTTGGGCTGATTGATTCCGGGGATTGGGCGCAGAAGGTTTATGACGAGTGTTATAAGTATTACGGCAAGCTATGGCCTACTAAGGGGAGCGGCGCGAATTTCGGGAGCTGGAATGTTAGTGAAGTGAAGTCGCATCCGGGGCTGGAGCTTTATTTGTACGTGGACCGCACCGCCAAAATGGAGCTTTACGCGGGGCGCATCCAGAAAGGGGCGGCTCCGGCCCTGCATTTGCCGGAAGATGCGGATCAGGATTTGCTGGCCGGATTGTCCGGGCAGCAGCTTGAGAAGCCAAGGGGCGGCGGCCTGGCGCAATGGCGGAAGCTGCCGAATGACCATTATGGAGACTGCGTAAAAATCGGGCAGGTGTCCTGGTGGGTGCGGCGCGGGGATTTTTACGCGGAAGAAATGAACGCGATTGAAGAAAGGAAGCAGAATGAAGGAGTACCGGAAGAATGACGTGCTGGAGAGGCTGAAGGCGGCCGGGTGCGAATGATAGCGGGTTTTGAAAAAGCTCCTGAAGGGTATGAACCCCATTGTACAGGCTTATGTGGAAAATTATGATTTGCCGGATTTGCAGGGAATGCTGCGGGAAAAGCTGGCGATTCTGGAAGGGCGCAAGGAAATAACCGGGGCCTCCACAGGCGGCGGAACGTCCTACACCGCGCAGGAGACCATGAATTTAAAGGATCATATAGCCTGCTTGCAGGAGGCAATCACGGTCAAGAAGATGGAGGAAGGGGATTTTTCCGGCCTGGCCGCCGCGGATGACGGCGTGCGGGAAGTGCGGTTTGACCATACCATAACACGCTTTTGACTATGGGCAGGAACAGAAGGAACGTGTATGCCGGGGCGCGCCGCGGTCATGGCGCGCGGGTGAAGATGAACCGGGAACCGGAAACGGCGCGGAGGGAGATGTGGGGAGGGTATGCGGCCGCGTTGCAGTTCGGAGGCTCCAGCGTGTTATACTGGCCTACGCTGGACAGCCGGTTTGAAGTGGATTCCTGGACGCTGGACCGGGTTTGGCGGAATGCGCGGAATCTGGAAGCGAATTCCGGGCTTGCCGGGAAGGCCGTGGCGGATGTGGTGGAGTTGCTGGGCTGGCTGGTGCCCCATGCCTGCACGGCGGATGAAGACTGGAACCATGAGGCGGACCAGATTTTTATGAATCGGGCCGTGAATCCGGAATTGTTTGACGCCCGCGGAGAGCTGAATTTTTTTACGGCGCAGATATGGAGCGAGCGGCAGCGCGTGATTGACGGCGATATGCTGACGGTACTGACCAGCGGGCCGGATGACGGCGGGGCGTTCGCGTTTTACGAGGCTCCGCAAGTGCAATCTCCGGCTGATGGGGGGCAGGCGTGGAATTGCGGCGTGATGAGGGATAAAAACGGGAGGACGGCGGCTTACGGGCTGCGGCATCCGGACAAGGGGGAGGTGACGGTGATTCCGGCCCGTGATGCTATTTTGTACCGGCACAACATGGGCGGCGGAAAGCCGCGCGGCCTGTCCGATTTGCACCGCGCTATCCGGAATTTGCATGATGAGGCGGATATTGTGGGGTATGTCAAGCAGTCTGCCAAGCTGGCCGCCTCCGTTGGGCTGGTGGAAACGGGGGACGCGGAGAAACGGCCGGGCATGGGGACCGTGGGCAAGGTGTCCGTGGGGCCGGACGGGCGCAGGGTGGAGCAGGTGTTGGGTGGGCCTACTGTCCACCAGCTTCCGCCCGGCCGGGATTTGAAGGTGCTGACGGATAACAGGCCGTCTCCTAATGTGATGGCGTTGCTGAAGCATTTGATGGATGAGGTGGCTTATGGCATCGGGCTTTCCCCTGCGTTGCTGTGGGAGCCTGACAAGCTGGGAAGCGGCGGCATCCGGTTTGTGATGCAGAAGCTGAAGCGGTGGCTGAAAATCAGGCATGCCTACAGGCAAATGTGGTGTGTGCGGGTCTGGCGTTTCATGCTGGCGCGGGAAATGGCCCTGGGGCGGCTGCGCTTGTGCCGGGATCCGCATTGGGTGCGGTGCCTGTGGACGCCCATGAGCGACATGACTATTGACCTGGGGCGGGAAGGGAATCTGATGATTAACCTGGTGGATTCCGCGCTGGCGGATCAGGATGGCTGGTGCCTTGCCAATTACGGATGCACGTTTGAGGAAATAGTGAAGAATAAGATACGGAATCTGAAGATGGCTAAAGAAGCCTGCGCCCGGAACGGACTGACCCTGCAAGAGGTGATTCCGGGAGCGAACCGCGGCGGGGTAGCCGCGGCGGCGGAGAAACAGGAAGATGAAGAGCCGGGAACGGGCGGCGGGGAAGAGGAAGATGGCTTGCATCCCCATGAATAGCAATTTTGAAAAAGCTCCTGAAGGGTACAGAACAGTAATAAGTGATGAATAAGATTGTTTTTGCGCAGATGGCGGCACGTCTGGAAGGCGGTGCCGGTGAACAGAAAAAAACGGGCATGCTTGCCTTTTCCCGCATCATGGAGGCGGAAGAGAAGGTAGGGGTGGCTACCATTTCCGGTTATATCGGTTACGGCAATGCCACGGTTGACGAATTTACGAAGCACCTTGAAGAGTTGAAGGCGGAGGGGTGCACGAAGTTTGAAGTCATCCTGAATTCCATGGGCGGCAATTTGTTTGAGGCGTCCGGGATTTACGACATTATCAAGGGGTGCGGGATGGAGGTGACGGCCAAAATTTACGGGGTGGCCGCTTCCGCCGCGACGCTGATTGCCTGTGCGGCGGGCCGTGTGCTGATTTCGGAAAATTCCCGTTATATGGTCCACCGGGCGCGCGGGTGCGCGGTGGGGACGGTGGAAGAGATTGAGGCTTACGCGGCGGATCTGAAGGACGCGGAAGGGCAAGTGACAGGCATTTACGCGGAGCGTACCGGAAAGAGCGCGGAAGACGTGATGGCCGTGCTGAACGCGGAAACGTGGATGAACGCGGAAACGGCCGTGAAGGAAGGCTGGTGTGACGAGGTTATTTCTCCGTCCGCTGCGGATTCCGGCCAAAAGGAAACGGCCGCGCCGGGGAAAGAAGAGGACAGCGGCGGGGAAGGGGAAGACCCTGACGAAGAAGAGAAGGGCGGGCCGCCGCAGAATTACACGGTATTGCGCCGCATGATGGCCGCCGTGGGGCTTGCCGGGAAAAACAGCGTGGAGGAACTGGAACGGGAAGTTGCCCGGCTGGTGGCCGAAAACGAAAGGCTGGCGGCGGAAAATGACGGGTTCCGGGGCATGCAGGGGCAGCAAGCGCGCGTGATGGAGGCGCACGAGCGGGAATTTGAGCAACGCGTGAAGGAGGCCGTTGTGCGGGAAATGGCGGCTATAGGGGTTGCTCCGGTAGGGCTGCCGCCCGCGGAGGGAGCCACGGAAGAGCACGGAAAGAAAGAACCTGCCATGACGAACGAAAAGCTGAGGGAGATGGCCGCGCAGGATGCGCTGGAATGGATTATGGGGCATCCGCAGGAGGCCGCGCGGCTGGCGGAGCAGCCGGGGAAATAGCATCTTGGCCGCCATAGATAGATTTTTACTAACAAAACGCAAACATAAATAAAATATGAACAAGAAAACATTGATGAACATCCCGCGGAATGCCGTGATGGAAGGAAATGATGTCGCCGCTCTGAACTGGACCATTGTTTCACAGGCGGCTATTGCCACCCTAGAGGAAGAATTGGCTTCAATCAGCCGGTTTTCTCTGGATGTGTCCGGCGAGTTCAAGACGGACGGCGATTCCGTCAAGGTGGAAGTGATTGACGGAGCCGGGGAGGCGTTGAAAAATACGGAAGACTGGAATCAAAGCGAGCTGAAAACCAGCTCCGTTTCCGTGACGCTGAACCGTTATTCCCGTCCGGCTGGCCTGTCCTATAAGGAAAGGAAAAGCGGGGTGCAGCTTGCGAATAAGGTGCAAACGCTTGTGCGGACGGTCGCCAAGGCGTTTTGGAAGGACCTGATGGCCGCCATAGCCGATTCCGGGGCGGAAGTGGTGAATATTGGCCCGCGGGCCGGGTTCAAACCGGAAATGATGGCGGATGTGATTTGGCCGTCCATGACTAATGGCGCGGATGCCGTTTATTTGGACCGGATGTATTATTCCAGGCTGATTCCCACGAATGCGCTTGCTCTTAACCTGGCGGACGGGGCATATTCCATTCCGGGGGGAATTCACTACGTGGAAGGGGTGAACGTGCTTGCCGGGAATGCCGGGGTTGGTTTTGCGACGCGGCCGGACGCGCTGGCCGTTGCCGTCCGTCTTCCGAACATTGATCCGAAGCTGAATTTGGAAACGCAGGTGGTGGAATCTCCTAAGCTGGGGATTTCCCTGCTGCTGAAGTGCTGGCCTGACCAGGGGACGGAAACGGTTTACATTTCCGCGGAGCTTTTGGCCGGCGTGGCGGTGGGCAACAAGAACCATTTGCGACAGCTTTCCGGCGCAGCTCCGGAGACGGCGGCGGAAGGTGAAAGCGTTGAGGACGGCGGCGGGGAAGAAACAGGGCCGACTGAAGGGGAAGGGGCCTGACGGTTTTTTGGCGGAATCATGGGATAAAAGAGAGCAAAGGACCGGCGCGCGGGGTGTCAATTCCGTGCGCCGGTTTTTATTGAACGGATATGAGTTTAGCAGGGGAAATAAAAAAATTGCTGGACCTTGGGGATCATGAGCAGGAAGAAGCCTGGGGGGAGCGCGTGATGGTGGACGGTCAGGAATGCCGGGGCGTTTTTGCGCCGCTGGAAGGCTGGTATGAGGTGGAGCTTGGCGGCCGGGTGTGCAAGGTGCAAACGTCCCTGCGCGTGCGTCGGAAGGCGTTGAAGGGCGTTCCCGCGGCCGGGCGGAAGGTGGTGGCGGTCCGAAGCGGTAGGGCCTTCCGCATTGCGCGGGTGCGGGACTGGGCCGGAGACGTGGCCCTGGTGCTGGAGTTGTCCGAAGTATAGCCGGAAGGGGGGCGAATGGCGCAAGTCAGGTATAAAGTGGATATTTCCCGCGTGCTGAAAAGGCTGGCGGAGGTGAAGAAGGTGGGGGCTGACGGCATCAGGGAATTGACCCTTGAATATGCCAAGAGGGCCGCAAGCAAGGCCATACGCACCACGCCGCCAAACAGCCTGAAGAATGGCGGAAACGGAAAAAGAGCGTTGGAGGAACATATTGCGCGGGATATTGGCGGGGATCCGTTGGAAACGGATGTGAGGCTGAAGCGCGGTGAGGATGGAAGGCCGGTGCCCTATGCTTACCCCCGGAAGAAGCGCGGCGGGGTGTTGCTGGGGGTGCGCGGGAAAAAGTTTAAGGGCATGGCCACCGTTTCCGCGGATGCGTTTTTGCGGAGCCATACCCTGCTGAAAATGGGTCGGAAAAGCAGCGTGCGCGTGCTGAAGGGCGGCGGCCTGATGTCTCCGGGAGTGGCGCAGGCGGGAGACGTGCGAAGGGCTCTGGCGGAGCGAAAGCGGCATGTGGGGAGGATGGCGGCCGGGTGGCTGCGGGGCGCGCAGGTGGCCGGGCTGAAGAAGGTACCCGCGTGGATCGCGCGGCACGCCTCCTATTATGACGGCGCGGCGTCTCTGACAGTGAAGGGTTGCCGGGTGCGTTTTGAAATGGAGAATTGCCCTCAATATCCGGATCGGGGTCAGATGGCCCGCTTGGCATCGTATGCCCTGGATGCGGCGGGGAAGGATATGTTGATTGTTATGAGGAAGTATATGGCCAAATTGAGAAAGGAACTTAATTCATGATGACACAGGCAGATTGTTTGATTAAGGCGGTGATTGCGTGCCTGGAGGCGCGTTTTCAGGAAGACAGGGGGAACACGGAACGGGGGATTCCGGACGGGTTCCCGGTGCCGTTGAAGATGGCGGTGGACGAAGACCGGGAAGGGAAGGAATATGCGTTGTTCCAGGCGGCGGAAATGGAGGAAATGGTGGCCGGGTACTGTACGTATCACGCCGGAATATCCGTGGAGCTGCATTTGGACGCCAATGACCGGACGGCGGATGAAATACGGATGTTGCAGGCGTGGATGGAAGAGCGGCTGAAGGAAGTGGACCGCGCCGGGCTGAATGCCGTGGAGAGCCCGCGGCCCTATCGGAATTTCCTGGTCATCGGCAAGGTGAGGCTGGGGCCCGCGCAGGATGCGGCGGTGGAGGAAGGCGCGTTTGCGGTGACTTGGAAAATGACGGCGCCCGTGCAGTTTTGAAAAAGCTCCTGAATGGTAGATAGATGAACTCTAACACGAAAGGAAATAGATTATATGCCTGCACATATTGGAGACGTGCCCAAATACGGTATTGATTCGCCGGAACAGGGTATTTTTGTTGAGTCGATCGACTTTGACGGCCAACAGGAAATTTATGAACAGAAAAACAATGTTGGGAAAAAGTGTGGTTTGGTGATTGTAGATGAAGAACTTTCTTTTTCCATGTCCGGCGCGGTTTTATCAACCGGCTCTTCATCTTTGAAGATGGGGGGGACGCTGGCGCTTGCCAATGAAATTCCGCAGATTTGGCACACCCCTCCCACCGGAACCACGGTCTTCCTGAAGGGGGTGAAGCGCAGTTTGAAGAACACGGACGCGCAGAAGATGGACGTGAGCGGCACTGTTTACGGGTTCGGGTCGTCTTCGGCTGTCTGAAGCCTGAATAAAAAAGTTAGATAGTAAGATTGATGAATGCCGCAGACAATAAAAAACTGGAAAGTGATGTGGTAGTTTTTACCGAAAACGCCTCCAGATACGAAACGGAAAACACCATGCTTGCCGCGTTGCTGCTGACGCTGGGAGTAAACATGAAATGCACGTCCGGAAGCGTGCTGATAGGCAGCGGCGCGCGCCTTTCCGCGCCGGGCGGGGTGATTACCTGGCAATTTGAGCCGAAAAGCGAAGATGGAAGGTTTAGGACGGAGGAAGTAATCAAGCTTTTCGGGGATAAGAATTGGCTGACTGACCCGGAAAATGAAAGCCCGCTGGCTTACGTGGCGTGCGCGTTCCATAATTACAAGCGGTTATTGGATTTTGTGAAAAGCCAGGTGCCGCTTGCCGTCATCCGCAAGGGGAAAAGGAAGGCCCTGGTGCGGTTGGATGCGGATCCGTATTGGCAGGGCGTGGCGGAGGGTTTTCTTGGCGGCCGGCCTTTAATCTAACTTAATTGACAACCAAAAAAGCAAGAAAGATGGAACTACAGGAACAGGAAAGGCGCGCCCTGACGGAAGCGGCGTTGATCGGGGGAAATGAATTCCGCTGGAAGAACTACCGGCTGCGGTGTATGACCCTGGGGAGCATGCTGCAGTTGCAGCGCATCGGGAATCCTTACAGCCGCTTGGGGGAAATTAACCTGGCACCGGATGAAAACGGGCGGCACCCTTCCATGTGGGAAGCCCTGGGCGTAACCGACAAGGCGCAAATTGTCTATTATCTGGCGGAATTCTTGTGGGTTCACATGGGGGACCGGGAGGAAGTCAGGGAAGGGGTTTTTGCGCCGGAGGAAGACCGGCGCGCCCTGGTGGAAGCGGCTGCTATGAACATTCCCGGCCGGGATTTGGTGGAACTGGAATGCGCCGTGCTGGGGGATATAGAAGTGATTCAGGCGGGCATAGTGAATCCGGAGCCGGAAGGGGAGGATGAAGAGGACCCTTTAGGGCGTGGCCGTCCTGGGGCGCGGCCATGCTGATGACGGTGGCGCGTGCCACGGGCTGGCCGGAGCGGGAAATTCTGTGGGAAATTCCGCTGGCGCGGCTGGTGCAGTACGTGCATGCGGTCTGGAGCTATGACGCGACGCCGTGCCGGTGGAGCTGCTACACGGAACCCTCCGGGCATGTGGGGGACGTGCTGGAGCAGGCCCGGGAAGCGTGGAGAGAACAGATAGAGCAACTGGAATAGTCCGGTTGCTCTACTTTTTGGCAGGGGTGGAGGTGCCGTGGAAAAGCAGGTAGAGCAGTACGAGGACAAAGGCAATAATCCACGGAGTGCCATGGTACAGGATGGCAAGCGATACCCCCGCAAGAAAGGCAACGGCAAGAATTCTTTTCAGGACGTAAAGAATGAAGTCCATAGGTTAAATTTAGAACATTTACAATAATAGTCAACGGAAAACGATTATGAGCGAAGGGGCAACTATTAAAATTGACGGGGACGCTTCCGGCTTTATTGCCGCAACGGAGGAAAGCAGGAAAGCGGCAAGCGGCATGTCCGAAGCCTTGCAGGGGGCCGTGGGCGGAAGCACGGGGGAGGCCGTGAAGGGGCTGAAGGGCATGGATCAGGAGGGCCGGAAGGCGTGTAAACGGCTGAATGCCGGTCTTATCAATATGAGCGCCACCATTACGGGGGTAGGGGCTGCCATTAACGGCCTGCGGGCAGGCTGGGGCAAATTTTCCGCCATGCTGGCGGGCGGGGATGACCTGGAGAGAGTAACCCGGCGCATGGAGGCATTCACGGGCGGCGCGTCAAGCGCGGCGGAAGCGGCGCGGGATGTGGTGGATTTTGCTGATACGCCGCCATTCGGGCTGGCGGAAACGCAACGGGCGGCGCAGTTGCTTCTTGGGTGCGGCGTCAGGGCGAGCGAGTTAAAAAGTACATTGGAGGCTCTTGGGAATGTGGCGGCTGGTGGTGGTGCCAGTCTGGAAACAGTAGCGGCGCGGCTTTCCAAGGCTTTTCAAATGGGGAAGGTGGATGTGGAAACATTAGAACCATTTACGTTAAGCGGTATTGACGTTATGGGGCAAATGGCAAAACAGGCGGGAAAAACGAGGGCGGAGTTAAAGGATATGATGTCTAAAGGGAAGGTCGGATTTAGCCAAGTTTTTAGTGCTTTGAAATCCATGGGTTCCGGCAGCGGGCAGTTTGCGGGGGGGATGGAGAAAAATACGCAGGATATAGAGAGCAGAGTGGAGACCCTGAAAGGCAAGGTTGGAGCGTTGAGCCGTATTTTTGCGGAACCGGTAACAAGCGGCATCAAGGATGCCATGGACTCCATAGGCGCGTCATGGGCCGGTCATGGGCCGGAGGTGGAGCGCGGCTTGAGGAAAACGGGTGAATTGCTGGGGGGGATTGTGAAAGCGGCCGCGCCTATCGTTTCCGCAGTAGGGGGCGGCCTGGCTTCAGTAGCCGCGGGAGGCGGCCGGGTTGAAAAGATGATCCGTAGCGGCATTCTGGCCTGGGGGGCGTGGAAGGCTGTAGGCATGGCGGCAAATTCTTCCGTGGGGCGTTCCATTCAGGCGGCGGCCGCGGCTTTCCGGGTGGATTACAACAATGAATTGCGCCTGGCCGGGGGAAATATGAAGAGGTTTGATTCAGCCGTTCGGGCGGTGGGGTTGACCGCGAAACGCACATGGGCGCGCATGGGGGCCGATTTGGCCGCTTCCCTGAAGGGGCCGGCCATTATGGCGGCCATTGCGGCTATTTCCTATGCTGTATCGGAGTTGTATAGGGTAGGATCTGATGCGTTTGGCCATGTGCCTAAAGACGTGCAGGAAAAGGAAAAAAATTTTGGCCGGGATAATATTGATTTTGATGAACGGATCAAAAAGATGGCCGGGGAGGCGTCCAGCAAGCTGGACGTGGGGCGCGTCATGGATGAATATGACTCTGAAATTAAACGCCTGAAGCGCGAAGAAGAAGACCTGCTGGCGGAAGATCCGCTGGGGAGAATGACGGTTGCGGTGCAGGATAGGCTGGTGCTGTTGCAACGTGAGCGGAAGGAGTTGCAGCAGGTGGCGGAAGCGAACGCGAAAGCGGCGGAGACGCGGGAACGGGCGGCGCAGCGCGGGCAGCAGACGGAAGAGGCACGGAAGAAGACGCTGGAGAAAATCAGGGAAATACAAGATGAATTGTTATCCCTGGATTATGACCGGGCGGAAGAAGAGAGGGAGAGGCGGCGCAGCGGAATGGGGCTGGAGGACCGGAAAAAAGACCTGCTGGGAGGATATGGGAGCATGGAGGGCCTCAAGAAGGCCATTGCGGAGCAGAAAGCCCTGCTGGATGGCGGGGACGCCGTGGACGGCATGTTGAATCTGGAGGGGGTGGAATCCAGAATCAAGAGCCTGTATGAATTGCTTGGCAAGGTGGAAGAGGTGGATCGTGAAATAGTGGAGCGGAATAAGGAATGGGACAAGGCGGAAGCCAAACACCAGAAGCAGGCTGCCCTGCTGCGCGCGGAAATTCACGGGCAGAAGGATAAGCTGCGCGTGTTGCAGGAGCAGGCGCGCGTGCTGGAGCTGCAAAACCAATATGAGGCGGATGGCATGAGCAAGGCCCGCGCCGGCGCGGCGGCCCGTGAAATAGCCGCCCTGGAGCAGAACAGGAACCGGGCGCAGGCCGGGCGCGAATACCGCCGGCAAATGGCCCTGTTGAAAGCTCAGGCGGAGGGAAACAAGGCGGAAGAGCGGCGGCTGAAGATGGCGGAGCGCATGAAGGAAATTTATGACCAGCAGCGCGGCTTGGGGATAGACAGGAAGACGGCCATGAGGCGTGCCCGTGGCATGGCCGGGTTGGAGGATATGGTGGAGCGGCGGAAGGACCGGAAGGAAGGGAGCGGACCCATAGCGGACAGTCTGGCGCAAGTGGGCGGCGGGGGCCGCTCCATGATGGGGAGCATGCCGCAACTTACGGAAGCGAGGAAGCAGACAAATTTGCTTCAGCAGATCGTGAAAAACACGGGCGCGGGGCGGAGGGGAACCCTGAAAACGGTGGCCAGGCTGGGATATTGAAATAGCCGCTAAATGATAGAGAGAGAATAATAAATATGGGAAGAAAAATTAACATTAAGAAGCGGGAAACGCATGAAAAGACGCTGGAAATAGAACGGGGGGATGAAGGGGAAGTAAGGGCTGTGGGGAGGATTGTTTACACGGACAATCAGGAGGGCTGGAATACCCGGTGCCCGTCAATAGGGTCCGCTTATCCTGATGATGCCGCTTTGAGGCTCAAAAAGATAAGCATGGAAGGAATGGAGGGGGATATGGTGAGGGTGACGCTCTATTACGAGTTGCCGCGGGAAACGTCTTTTGAATTCGGTGGAGGGGAGGAAGTGGAATATTCCATGGATTATTCCTGCTCTGAACAGCCGTTGCTGACGCATCCTGCCTTTCAGGATATAGATGGAGAAGAAAAAGATGCGTTGATGGCTATGGCGTCCGGGGCTTCTCCTAAAGATACGTTTGGGAAAGAGGATAAGGTGATTGAGGATGTTGTGAAATCGGAGGCCGGAAAGAAGGCCATGGAAAAGATGCGTAAAGGGCAGGTTAGTTTCTTGTGTCCTGGTGGGGTGTTTTCCGTAACTTCTACCGTTCAGGCGTTGAGCCTGGCCGGGGTTGGGAAAAAAGGATCTCCGGGAAGCGGTGCGCCCGCGGTAAGCGGAAAATATAATTGGATTAAAGAAGGAGTGAGCGGCCGCAGAACGGGAACCGGGAATTGGCGTCAGACGGTTTCCTGGAGGTTGAGCGGTCCGGATGGCTGGGATTCTGATTTATATTGATTTATGATTAGCTGGCCGTTTTTTAATCAAGGGGAAGAGTTGAGCGCGTCTAAGTTGAGGCGTCTGGTTAAGGGGTGCCGGGAGCTGGAGCAGTTGGCCAAGTCTTGCCGCTTGCAGAACGGGGTTGGTTATACATTTAACCGGGGGCTGGGCGGCACGTCATTAACCATAAGGCCGACGGGGGGGAGGAACAAAGCAGGAGACGGAGAGCCGTTTACGCTGAAGAGGCTGGAAAAAGGGGATGCGGGATATAAGGCGTATTTCTGGCCCGGCATGGTTTTTGAAGTGCATCCGGGAGGCGTGCGGCGCATTAAGCCGGAACTTAACGGGGAGAAGATGGATCAGGCGGAGGAACCGCCTTTTTTGTCCGTGCAGGGAGGGGATAAGGTATTTTTGTATCTTGAGCGGAGCGCGGATAACCATGATTGCATTACGTATGCGGAAGTGACGGCGGAGGAAATAGGGCTGGCGCGCGCGGTCAGAATTTATCTTGGGGAATTCGAGGAAGAAACGGATGAAGCCGGAGAAAAGGTCTTGAAGTATCATGAGGCGTGGAGCGGCCATGTTCATTATGCTCAAAGTTCCCTGAATGAGGGTTGGAGGGTTGTGGTTGATACGGATGAAGAAGGCGCGCCGGATATGGCCTATGTGAAGAAGGGCGATATTTACATAGCCGGGCAACTGGCGCAGCGCGGAGGGGGTACCTGGGAGGTGGCACCGAAAGAAGAGGGGGAAATCTGGCTGGAAGTGAAATGCACCGGGGATGGCGTCATTACAAGTGCCGAACTGAAAGAAACGAAAGGATCTTCCAAGCCGCTCCAGTATGTAGCGGAACCGGATGATGAAGAAGCCGAAGAGGAATTCACCTATTGCTTCCTTTTGGCGAAGGTGGAGAAGCTTGAAGAACCCTTGCCGGAGGATGGTAATTTGCCGTCTCTGGTGTCAGTAAAACAGTATGCCCTGGGAGCGGTTTATTGCGGGGTTGCTCCTGATGAATTGGGGTTGAAAGCCGGGAAGGGGATAGAGATTGTGGATTCAACGGAAGAGCGGGAAAAAGAAATTGCCGCTCTTATTGAGGACGCAAAGGAACCTTCCAACGGAGATTGTTCCCTGATTTACGAAGAAAAGGAAGACGGCGGGAACTCCGAAGGAAATCAGGGAGGGGATCAGGGAGGGGATCAGGGAGGGGATCAGGGAGGGGATCAGGGAGGGGATCAGGGAGGGGATCAGGGAGGGCAAGGCGAAAACAAGGGAGAACCTTACAAGCTGAAACTGTTATGTTCTTCTGACGGCTCGGTCAACATTAAGGATGAAGAAGGAAAACTGTCATTTTCCGCCCAAAAAGTGGAACCTGGGGATGGCCTTGAATGGAAAAAGGAAAAGGATCAGGACGGGAATGACATTGATACGCAGATTTTACAGGTCAAGATTGATTCAACGGAGGCAGATTCTCCCAAGCCGGGGAAATGGCCTGTAAAGTTGTCCGTCTCTCCTGAGGGATTGAAGGGGGAACTTGATTTAACGGTAGATACCAGCGTTCATGATTTAGGTGGAGGGGCTTCCGTGGGATTGTCCAATGCTACGGCGGGGGTATTGTCCCTCGTGGTCACTCCTGGAGGCGACGCGGAAGAATTGAGTTTTCGCGCCCCTTTGCGGAAAAATGGGAAGTATGTTGTGCTGGATTATGTCAAGGAGCCACACACCTTGCCGGACGGAACAACGATTGCCTTGGGGTTATTAGGCACCCAGCTTGATTTGGTGGTAGATACGTCCAACACGACCGGCGGCGGGGACGGAGCCATGATCAGCGATTCCTGGACAGCGTTGGCCTGCGACACTGACCACGCCTTACGCCTGCACCGGGACGAAAACGGACAAATCTATATCCAGCAGGGGCAATGGATTACAACATCCCAAATATATTCACCAATCAACTAAACAACAATGAACTACGCCATATTTTGCTATCGAGAAGATCACCAATGCCTGGGGCTATGTCTGGAACAGATACGAAGCATTGACCGGGCCGCCCAGTTTTATTTATTTGATGATGCCGCGAAGCCTTTATTTCCGGCACAAGTCCCCGCGGGAAACGATATATCCTACAAAATCACCTATTTTGCGCGCCGGGGGAATTTGAACGGCCTGGAATGCGTGCGCGGCATGCTGGGGTGCATGCTGGACATACCGGGGGATGATCCGGTTATCAAGATTGACGCGGATACGTTGCTGATGGACCCGGCGGAGATTATACGGTCCCTGAAAGACCGCGGGAAAGTAGCGGGGGGAATGCAGTGCAGCGTGCCGCTTGCCTGGGCCGGCTGCTGCTACTGGCTGACGCGCCCAGCCATCAAGGCCGCGCTGGAACTGCTTGCCCGGCGGGAATGGCCGGAAAACGCCCGTCAGGAATATCCGGAAGATGAAACCATTTCAAAAATTCTGTTATACCTGTACGGGTCCGCCGGGGTGGACGTGCTGGAATTCCGGGGCGGGCGGCGTCTGATTGGCGTTCGGACGTGTGATCCGCGCGATCTGGCGGAAATCGCCCGCCTGGCGCGCGGCGGCGTGTGCGCGGTTCATTGCGGGCAAATGGCGTTTTATCATCCTATTGTGGAGCGTGACGGAGTGACGATCCGGGAAGCGTGCGCGCGGGTGATGTGGTGGATATTGCATGCTAGCGGGCCTGATTCCAAGACTTTTGAAAAAGCTCCTGAAGGGTAGGATGGAGCTTTATTTGGAAATTGAGAGCGGGATTTTTCGGAACCGCACGGGTGATGAAAATATGAATTTGTGCGGGGTGCGTCTTGTCCGCAGGCAGGATGTGCCCGTGTCTTTATCCTTTTTGGGGCGTGAGCTTGAGGCCGGGCGCGTTACGTTGGCGGCCTATCATAAAAGGAACGGGCAGTTATTGGCTTATCAGGAAGAGCAAATAACGGACGGGGCCGTGGCAATGGTGGTTGATTTTGATACACAGGAAATACGGGCGGCGGCCAGGGACGCGGAGGGCAAAACTATAGAGGCGCAGGTGGCCGTGCTGGTGGAGACGGAGGAAGGGAAAGGTGTTTATCATTCTCTTCCGTTGAATTTCTATCTGGAGCCGGGGTTGATAGGGGATGAGCATTTGCCGAATTCTGCCCGGCCGGCATGGGAAATGATGTATGAAACTGTGGTGAAAAAAGCCGAAGAAACGGAAGGTTATGCAGGTTCCGCTTTGGCCTCCAAAAGGGCCGCCGCCGCTTCCGAGGCCGCCGCCGGCACGTCCGCAACCAACGCGGCTCGTGACGCTAAGAGTGTCCATGCCGCTAAAACGGCTGTGGAGTCGCTGGCTACCACTTGGCCGGAAACGGTCAGGGAGGGAAAACAACAGATTATTGAGGCCAGGAATGAGGCTGTTACTGCTATTCAGGACAAACAGGCTGATTCCGTGCTTGCCGTGGGGCGGGCCTCACAGACCGCGCAGCAGAATATAGCCAGCGCGCAAAGTACCGCTGTTCAAGCCGTCCAGACAGCGCAGACGGAAGCGGTGGGAGCGGTCACGCCCCTTGTTCAGCGCGCCGAAACCGCCAAAGAGGCTATAGATCAGGCGGAGAGGCGTATCAATACGGCGGCAACTAATGCCACGACAGCGGCCACCAGCGCGGCTAGCTCCGCGACGGCGGCCCAGCAGGCCCTTGAGGCCATCCCAGAAGTGGACGCCTCCGGCAACATGACGCTGGCCGGAGGTCTGACGGCGGCGGGGGCTATTAACGCCAACGGAGGGGTGAATATTCCGCTGGCCGTGGGAGCGCCGACGGATACGGCAGCGGTCAACCGCCTGCATGCCGCAGGCTTGGCCGGAGTGACGGACATTTTTTCCCAGCACGCCTACCTCAACACGGGCAGCATTACGGCGACAGGGACGGCGGCAACTACCGCTTTCATTCCCGGCCAGTATGCGCAGGTTAGAGTGCCTGCCGGGACTCACAGCACGATTGTCTTTCCCTTCACAGGGCCTAACGGTCAACATAATTATTCCAACTTTGCGGGATTCTCCATTCCGTGGCGCATACTCGGCGCAGGCAAAATTACCATAGGCATCGGACGAGGCAGCAAAACGACAAGATCTGATTTAACCCAGGGATCGTACAGTATTATCCCTGGCAATAATCTGGCCCACAACAGCGGCGAAATTCTGGACATCACATTTGATAATGTACGGGATGCGACCCGCGGGGGCTACGTGGTCAAGGTGCGTGAGATTTACGCTCTTTCCAAGGCGGCAGGGTGGAGGGTGAAAACTACTACAAGTTTTGTGCCCGCGACGCATAACGAGCCTATACCTTCAATCGTTAATAAAATTATCTATCATCAACGAACCCAGTACAAATTCGAGAGCGAATATATTTCGTACGGCAGCCTCTATTTGCTGACGGGCGGAGGGCAGACGGTGCAGCTGCATAAAATCGCGGCGGTGCGCGGCGTTAATGCCTTTGAAACGGGCTTGGGGATTAGTTCGATAGTTACTGATTTGCCGGGGAACGCGAGCGGGGATGTGTACATGCAGGCGGGGTCTGCGGTGCGCACCCTCTACCAGCCCGGCAACATCAATCCCGTTTATTACGCGCTGGAAGCATTGGCAAGAAACGATATTGAAGCCGAAGAAACGGCTGATTTTGTGGACATTAACATACCTCTCTAATGATGAACGACGCAGAAATACAAATTCAGTTCCCGCAGCCCGGCAACTGGCAGGAATTCACCCTGACGCCCATTTATCAGGACGCGGACGGTTACACCCGGACAGACCGCTACACAGCGGACGAGATACCAGCCGACCAGGCACCGGCCATGCAGGCCGTCGTTGCCGCTCTGGTTGGACTGGCGGAACCGTGGCAGGCGGTGCAGGTGTGGGCCCGGCTGGGAAAAGATGTCCTGACCCTTGCGGAGGATGGTGCCTATACAATGATTGATGCGGTATCTTTGACCGTTGAGGCCGTCCATGCGGAGACCAAAGGCCGCAGGATTTTTACAGTCTCGGACTACCCGGCTTTTATCCTGACCGACCCCGCCGCCGTGGAGTTTTTCAATTACTTCACTACCTCTACCAATAACAACATAATCATATGACTACTAATAATCAATGCAATCATGCCGAGGCTATCGCCAGAGAAATGCACATGTACTATGCAGCCCAGGCACACAATGAGTCCAACACTCCAATCCCTCACTGGGCAGACCTGACGGAAAACGAACAACAAGGATGGATTGCCGTAGCAAATACTGCCCTCCCGATCATCGGTAAGCATGCGCTGGAAGATGTTCGGGCCTATCTCGGCCTCAAGGCTTCCGGCGCGTCCACTTGGTGGAAAAAGGTTCTGCTGGGCTTGGCCTACGCCGCTGTTGGTGCTCTTGGTTTTTCCCTGTTCCAGGGCTGCGGCCATTCCGTGGACGTGACGCCGAAAAAGACGGTGGTATGCAAGGACGGTTCCTGCCTGGTGCTGGAGCCGGGGCATATCTCCTATTCCCAGGCCCAGCCGGAAACGGACGTTCCGCCCGTCGTTCAATCCCTGAAAAAGTGAAGCCATGACCGGATCTGTTGTCAACGCGGGCCTGCTGGGGGCTAATGCCCTGTCCGTGATTGCGTCCGTCACGTCAGGCAACCCGTTTTTGGAGTACATCCAGAACGGGGCGAGCGTGGCCGCGGTCATGGGAATTTTTCTGTGGCGGGAAATGAAACGGGCGGAACGTTATGAGCGGCTCTATGATGACGAACGCAAAAAACGCATTGATGCGGAAAATAAGTGTTCCGGCTGTGAGTTCGTCCGCAAGGCGCATGAAGAATTTCTGGACAACAGGGACTAGTTCCAACTGTAAAGTTTTTCTTACCAGTTCCAACTATTTAACAATTAAATAATTATATGATTATCAAAGAATATCAGGAATTCAAACCCGTTCAGCGCGCCCTGGGGCTGAAGGCGGATGGGATGCCGGGGCCTAAAACGCTGGCCGCTGTAGCTCTGAAATTGCGCTGTCATGAAATATGGTCCGCGGTCCAGGCCGCCGTGAACGTGACGCCTGACGGTATCCCCGGCCCTGCCACGGCCCGCGGCATTGCCGCCGCCCTGGACATTGCCCTGCCCCGGTCCTGGCCTGACCAGGCAACCGTCCGGGCCGGTCTTTCCATTTTTGGGCGGCCAGGGGACGAAAACAACCTTGTTTCTATTGTCCCCCCTTATCCTTTATATTATGAGGGGCGGCCCGTGAAAACGATCCGCGTGCATCAGGCAATCGCCCAGGACGTTCAGGCGGCCCTGGCGGAAGTCCTGGCCGCGTATGGCCTGGACCGGATCCGCGCGCTTCACCTGGACCAGTATGGCGGATCCTACAATGACCGCAGCACGGCCGGAGGCAAAAGCAAGAGCATGCACGCCTGGGGGATTGCCCTGGACTTTGACCCGGTGCGGAACAGTTATTCCTGCAAAGCCCCCCATGCCGGGCTTTCCCGCCCGGAGTGTGAAGAGTGGTGGCGGATATGGGAAGCCCATGGGGCCGTTTCCCTAGGCCGTGAACGGAATTATGACTGGATGCACCTTCAATTCGCCCGGCTGTAAAACAGTAATCTTTTGAGCGTCAAAAAATTACAGATAAAAATATCTTGCGGAAAGTTCCGTTTTTCTGTATATTGGCCGTGCCGGGTTGGTCCCGGAACTAAGAAAGGAGGTGTAATATGTGATAATAGACTGGCATTCAATACAACGGCTGATTGAGCTTTTGATAGTTCTGTTCAGCTGACAAAAAAGGCCCCGGCTGTTCCAGCAGCCGGGGCCGATTGTTTAGAAGGTGAACATGTGATGTTCGGCAATCAATACGTCCTTACTATGCTCTTTTTGCCGGATTTGTCAAGCGTGCGGTTGTCATGCTGGCGCGGCTAATAAGGCCGCTTTTTTATCATCATCAGGATATTTGGAACGTATATTTTTTACTGCGCTTCTTTCCGCGGGAATCCCATTTGACGGTGCGGCCGTCATTTAGTTTGAATGTCTTCCCTCCATAGGTTGAATTAAGAAGGAAGGAAAAGCGTTTGTTGGATGCCTGGGTGAGTTTGTAACGGGGTATCTTGCTTTCATGCCCGGTTTCGTCCGTTTCCGTCACGTATTCCGTACGTGCGTCAATAAGAGATTCAAATGAGTTGCGTTCAATGCAGATTTCTATGATTTCGTCCCATTTGATTTCTCCGTATGTTTCACCGGGCTTCAGGCGTGCCGCCGCCGTTTGCACCAAGTCGCGCATGTCCTGAAGGTTTTGGTCTCCGCCTCCGTATATTTCATCAGGACGTTCCCCGAACGGATCGCCAATGCCAAGCAGGGAGACAATGCCCGCAATAATGGATGATGTGCGTTGAAACCCTGCTCTTGTTTTGTCCGGCATGGGCCGTTTTTGCTCTATCCAGTTGCGAACAAACGCATGCAGGCAGGCCAGAAGTTCCGCCCGGTTGCCGGAGTCCTGAATGGTTTCAAGGTCAATGACGCGCTGAACTGTCCGGTCCTGGGGATTGGATTCTGTCAAATTCAAGTCGCATATCAGCAGCCGGGAAGCAAGGTCTGTGTTCCACTCCAGGGAGTTTCCGGTGATGAAGACGGTGGCGCAGTTTTGCTTGGTAACAAGAGATTGCGTATGAAATGGGCGTATGTCTTGGGAGACGGAAGAAATGAAGGATTCTAAACAAGTAGATTGCAGCTTGCCGCGCAGGTTGTCAAAATAGACGTAGGGCGCGCGGGTGTTGAGGATGGTGTTCAAGACGCCCTGAAGCTTTTCGTCGTCATAATACCATGGATGTTTTGCGTTATTGTTGTACGTGATGCCGGTGGCAAGGTCTGCCAATAGTGATTTGCCGGATCTTTGAGAATTGGAGGTATAGACATAACCAAGTCGAGGTGAGGACAAGGGGAGCATGGCGGATGCGTACAGGGCGACGCAGGCGCAGGTATGGACCGCAAATGAGCGGGATGTGGCGGATGTGGCCCGTTCCTGGAGGTCAGAGGAAGACCAGTCCAGAAAGGGGAATTCTTTATGCCAGTTGCGCCAGATAAGCAAGGCTTGCTCCAACGGCATTTCCGTGTCGTAGTCCACGGCGGTTTTCAGGGTGTAGATCTTACTTACCGGATCATAGCCGCGTTGGTTGAGGTGGTAGGAGCCATTAGGGAGCATGGCCGGGGTGATTTGGTCGTGGATTTTGATCAATTCCGGGATGGCCGTGAGGAATTCCATGGATGAAAGGGTGAGCTTTGCTAGCGGTTCCTTCATGGGCTGGTAAACGAGCGTTGAATCATCTTTGGAGCGGAAAGCGCACGGGCAGATATATTTTTCCGCAGCGGAAATGAAATTGTTGGGGTTAAGGTACACGGTTTTGCCGTCGTCTGTGATATACACAGGAGAGCCGGCCAGATTATAAATAGGGGCATTGGCGCGTTGGAGGGCTATGGCGACGCGTTCGCACCATTGGGGGGTTGTCGTGCCATTTTTGGAGGGCATGGCAACTTTGATCCTTCCGTCCGGCGTAAGGTCGTCTCCGGCAGGGGCGGGGCCTGGTTGCTCCAGCCCGGCCAAAAATTGTTGAAGATCCGCGCCGGAGGCGTTGGTTAGCAAATTTTGTAATTTGAGAATAAGTTCTTGGGGGGAGGTCAT